TTTCTGGTTCTATAATACAATTGTTACATGTTCTGCCTACATTTGCTGACGGAGCAATCAGTTGTCCATTCACAAGATAGGGGGGCGAGGAGCAATCCGTACATTGCACAGATACACCATTATTTGCATTTGGAAAACGAGTATGACATTGCTTCACAAAATGCTTCAGATTCTGATCTGGAATAGAAGTACATTGAGCAATCGGATTCTTAAAACGATAATAGGTGTCAAATGGTGGCAAATAGGGATTGGACTGATTATTAATCGGGACATCATTTGGATTTCCAGTAAGGTCTGAATTTCCTGAAACACATGGTGTGTCAGAGCAAGATAGGGTTGGTCCATTTGTATTTGCACAATAACATGCAGGAAGCACAACATATGAATTCTCAGGAGCAGGGCTTAGTCCTGGGACAGCGCATGAATTCATTCCTGCCTTCTGTAATAGAATGGAGTCGGATGAATAGACCTGCGAGGCACTTCCTGATGCACCTGAATAGACACTCGGATACTTCTGAGAAGAGCCAGTCATAAGTGATGTCTGTTTTCCCTGGCCGCCGTAATTACATGTCCCATCTCCATTAGAACATGCAGGTTGCGTCGGGACATCAGTATTCTTCTCTCCATCGCATGTTGCAACCCCTTTAATATATTTAGATGATTGAATCTGATTCTTCCATGTTAGTGTACTTGAATCAACAGTTTGAGCACGATTAATATATCTTGTATTTTGTTTTTGTAATAATTTAGTAATACTACTTGAATCCATTCTATTGATAGATATGATTAATTGCGCTTCTTTATTTTCTTATTCTGACGTGTTCTTTTATTTCGTTTTTGTTTATTACGTTTTGTATGACGGCGGCCGCCTGATGGCGGATTTACATTATTTTTCATTTTTGTTATGACATCTTTTAAGCCTTTATATGTAAGGGTGTTTTCATTATTCATATTAGCTAATTCTTTGAATAGTCCATTGCGATTAAGAGGAGATTGACCAGATACAGATTTAGATTCTTTAGTATTCCATTTATAATTATCATTATATCCAAAAGTTTTTGCTAGAGCAATCCAATTAATACCTGTTGTCATTGGATAATTTTGACCAGCAAGATGTGTATTCCTCATTCGTTTATCCGACCAAAAGGCCCAAGCTCCAACAGGTCTTGTATGTTTTACTGGCCCATCCGTATTATATAATGTCTGAGATGCTCCAAAATCTAATAAAAATGGCGATTTTGTACGATCATCTGGAATCCAAATATTATCTGGCTTAATATCACTATGAAGAATACCAGCAAGATGTAATTCTTGAACAGCATCAATAATCTTCTCAAAAATATCTATCGATTCTTTTGTTTGGCTTGGATATCTCTTTTGATATTCCTCAAGTGTCATACCTGGAATAAAGGGGTATAGAAGATATGCAGTGCCAGTCTTATACTCGCCATTCGAATAACGAGATTTATATTTTATGATTGATCCTAATAATTGGACTGCAAAGGGATTTCCAATTAAATTCACTAATATATAGATTTCTTGTTTAACGTGTTGAATTGCTATTGGACTATTTAATATAATTGATTTTAATACATATTGTTGGTCTCCAAATGTTAAAAGATAAACATCGCCAAAAGAACCTTCACCGATCTTTGGATGTGTTATGTTTAATGGTTGTTCAATAAACTCACTAAATACTGGTCCATTTGGAATTTGTCCTCCTGGAATGATCTTTTCATTATAGAATATTTCCAAATCACCTTTTACAATCGGACTATAATTTTTTTTTAATAAAATAGAATTTTGTTGATGAATCGGAGATAATGGTGCTTCCAATTTATGTTGATAAATTGGAAGCATTGGTGCATACCCGTAAGCTGATGCCATTCTATTAACTAGTTATGAAAAATATAGTATGCAATTTATATAATTTATGTATGTTTCTGAATCGTTCCTGTTGGTTCTAGAAGTTCCAATGCCGAGCGACTTGCTTCTTGTTCAGCAACCTTCTTATTTCTGGCGGTCGCCGTTGTCAAAATTTTATCATTTGGATCCAATACACCCATTGTAAAGATACGATCGTGTGGTGGCCCGACAACCGCAATCTCCTTATAACGCGGAGGAACATGATACAATGATTGGAATTTACGAAGAAGCTGATCCTTATAATTAGTATCCTCAATAATAATTTGGACGAAGTCAATATGTTTTTCAATAATACGGATAAGAAAGTCATTGCATTGTTGAAGACCACGTCCTACATCCTCTTCTTGCAAATAGAGTGCCCCAAACCATGCCTCGAACATGGATCCCAAGATGCGAAGATTACTACGACCATCGCATACTTCTTCCATATGACGACTTAGAATAATCCATTGACCCATTCCTACCTCTTTTGCCAATTGCCCCAATTGTTTATTATTTACAATACGTGAAAGAATTCGTGTCAAGAATCCTTCTCCTTGACCTGGATATCGCTTTGATACATAAGACGCAATTACCAACCCAAGAACACGATCTCCCAGGTATTCCAGTTCTTCATTATCACAACGACGCAACGGCAAACAATCATCTGGGCGCGGTGCAATAACGATATCTTCCCCAAAATCAGCTTGTTCTTGCCACACTTCAGGACGATCTACATATGATTTATGACAACAGGCTTGTGAGAAGAGATTGAAGTTTTGAATACGGCCCTTCCATCCATATCGTTTAAGAATCGGGATCGCATCCGAGGGAGTGAGCTCCCGATTCTTGGCATTCCATGGATTAAAGATTTTGGTATTTCCTGATTGAATGACTGTATTCATCTTATCTATTAATCGAATACCTTGTTTATATTCTTTCTATCTTGCTATCTATCTTTCTATCTTTCTATCTTTCTATTTATTTCCATCAAATTTTATAGAGATGTGTATAATTATGATACATAATTATTTCTATGACATGTGATAGATATGGCAACCACTCCAATCGATGTTGGCGGAATTATATATCGAATGGATGGTTCACAAAGTGTTAATTATATGTATCGTAGTATATATGATTTTGTAAAGACATTTGAACCTACTTCTAAAAAAACAGGAATTCAATTGCCAACCATTCAGAAATTATTTCAAAAATATATGAATGCATCGCCTTATATGGCAACTGATTATACTACTATACCAAAAACAGATAAGGATATGCTGAATAATATATTAAACACATATTTAGTTCAATTAGATTATAGCAGTAAAGCAGTGGGAGGTGATTCCATTATTGGTATTAATATTATCAGAACGTATAAGAATATTAAAGAAATTCTTGCAAAATTAAATAGATCTCCAGAGGATGCAGCAGCAGATGCTGCAGAGAAGCTGCCATCAATATGTAAGAGCAATAAAGAAGCCCTAAAACAAATTCCCTCTGATACACGTACTTTAATGATTCTTGAACTTTTATGGCTTCTTTCTCATCCTGATAAGATAAGTACAGCAGAGGAATGCGCATGGGCTGAAAAAGTGGCAGAATTACCTACCATGCGATTGACAGACGTAACTAAAAAATTAACTCAAGATGTAAAAAACATTGATGAATTATCAAAAGACGTTTCTAGTAAGGATGCTGGTATTGCTATCAGAGAGAGAGTTGAACAATTACTTCAAGTATATGGTATCTCTAACATAATGAAAGAGTCTGAGACGCCAGTAACAACCGAATCAACAGCAACCGCAACAGTACCAAAACAAGAAGGCGGTGATAGAATGTCTACAAAGTTTGATATTGCATTGGGTTATGCCATGAATCCACTATTTAATTTCATAAAATCAAAATATGAACCCATCTACGGATTTTTAGAATCGTGCTTTAAAAAGAGTCATGCTAAAAAGCATAAAATATTACCACGATTGCTTACCTTACTACATATTTCTAACTATTTTCTTTCCTCGCAACATCGTCAAGATAAATCATTATATTATGGTATTTATCGCATTCGTTCTGTCCATAAAGATCTTGTTCAATTTATAACATCTCATCTGACATGTAGCGCTTCTCATATCGAGAAAATGAGCTCTACCAAACAAAAAACATTTCATGAAATTCTCAATAAGATATTTCCTATCCGCATCTCTTCCCTTCCTAAACAAAAATCTGTTTCGCCATTTGTTGTCAATAAAGAAATACCAACCGTTCGATTTATGACACTTGATGGAAATCTAACCATCCCCCCTTTTGAATTATTTTATAAAAAAGGGACAGAATCCGAAAAAGAGGCATGTTATCAATCCATGACTAATTTTTTTACAAAGGACGATATTTATATGGTATATTCTCCATCGGAAGAAATTCCAATGAATTTATATGAAATTAATTTTTCGGAGATCGATACATCCGATCAAACCATTTCTATCAAAACACCCATTACCTATTTTTCTACCCATCAGAACACTCATTTTCAAGATTTTGCTGCAGTAGATGAACATGCTATTTATACAAATGCTGAATTAGCATTGAGTATTTTTATTTCTCTAAAAGTTTCTACTACTCAATAGAATGAGTTCAAAGCCTACGACAGCCAGTACGTTTAGTTATAATCGCATCCTTCTAAAAGCCAAATATAGCTTTTATAGCGCACTTGTCTTCTTCCTCTTCGCCAATCCAGAAACTCTTGTCATTCTTCAGCGTTTTTTTGGACATTTTACTACTATCATTACATCAGGCGGCGCCCCCACTATTCATGGCATCTTTCTCAGTACCTTTCTCTTTTTTATGACCATGCTGGGTCTTATGCTCCTACCAAGTGAATAGATAGTGCTTTCTTAATTTCTCGTTCTTGTTCTTCTGAATAGGAAACATGATATTTCTCTTTATACACGTACATATGTGCAATAGAACTTGCTACACGATTTGAATATCCTTTCTTTACAAGGAAAAAATACAGTTGAGTACACTGTATTTTTTCTTTTTCAGTCCATGTCTTATTCCATCCTCCCGCTGGATTCCATTCCTGTACCGATGACTCCAAAGGGGACCAGTAAAACATTGCTTTATAGTATTATTGTGATATGCGTTTAAGCGTTTAAGCGTGTATGATACATCATTAAAGTTCGCAATCGTCCAAAATAATTAAAGAAGGAGAAGATAGAAATGAAAACCATTCACAAATTTCTTCTATTGTTAGTTGTTCTTCTCATTCTTCTTATACTAACCAATAATCGTCTTGATGAAGGATTTAGTAATCCCTCTACATCCGTCGTTATATGTAAGGCGGATTGGTGTGGACATTGCAAAACAGCTGCCCCTGAATTTGATAGATTATTGGCGGCCTCCCCGATAACACTAAAAAATGGAACGAAAGCAACAGTCAGTATACTGGATGCCGATAAGAATAAAGAAGAGGTCAGTAAAATGGGAATTAAGGGATATCCAACCATTTTAATTATGAATGGTGGTACCAAAACAGAGTATCCGGGTCCACGAACACATGATGGTGTGTTAGAATTTCTAAACGATATGTAAACCTATTAGATTAATATGAATCCATCATCAAATGATCAGGATACTATATTTCCAATAGAAGACATCGAACAACGTTTTCCTTATGGAAACCTTAATAGCATGTATCATACACCCGATTCATTTCATATGATTACTGATACGGTTGCAATTGGAGATTGGACTTCTTCTTACGAACCATTTGATGTTATTTTTAATTTCAATTATCCTCCAAACGGTGCGCAATACCAGCAAATTCATCGTTCCTCTATTATCCATCAAAATAAGGAGAAAATCATTTATACCATTGGATTACTTGATACACTTGATTATACGCATGATCTGGTACAGATTTTCATGAATTTGCTTCCATATCTGGGCGAAGAAAGGGGAAAACGTATTTTATTTCATTGTTATGCTGGAATTTCGCGCAGTACCACCGCTGCTATTATCTATTTTATGATAACTTCCAAGTCATCATTATCATCTATTTATGATATGATAGTATCTAAAAGATCATTTATTCTTCCTAATCCTACATTTTGTAAGATTTTAAGTATATGTGAAACACAACGTAATATTACTGATAATATGGAATGCACACAAATATAAATTTGATATTATGTTAAACAAAATAGTAGAAATACAAGAATACAAGAATACAAGAATACAAAATACTATAAGAATGTTTGATTATGCCATGATTTACCATGATTCACATTGTACCACTTTACAAGAGGGGCTACGAATTCTCCATTCTATTTCCAATCCCATTTTATCTTATCGTCAAACAATCTCTCTTGCAAATATATCATGTGATATGAAATACTTTCCTTATATTAAACATGATATAATGAATGAAATTATTACACTATCCTTTCCTCCTGAATATGCATGGATTGCAAATTTTCGCAATACACATCATTGTAAAATGGTTACATACTACAAAGATGTGGTACACTCCTATATTAAAGAAATTACAATTACACCCTCTATCAATATTAAAATATGCCCTGATACCACCATCCACATTTATACAAAAGGAAAAAAAGATATTGATATTTCCTTTGATGTCTTCCTCATGAAATCTGATAAAAATCGAGTAATGGCTAAGTTATAATAGTCTTGATATAACTATGAAATAGAATGCCGCCTTGTCGGTTTTTTATATTGTTTTAGAAAGTGGTGTACTGCCTCTTTTCCCTTTCGAATAATATCATTTTTTAATTCAATATCCATATCAAAATCTAAAATATTAATTTCACCCAATAACACTTGGATAACACCCTGAGTATCATAATATCTCGCTTCTATGTTATTTTTCTCTATCAATGCAATATTAAGCGGCCGCATAATCAATTCATCAATTTCTAATTCTAATAGATTATCCTTTTTCTCCACTGATGTCCTAATAATAATACTTAATGTCTTGTCATGTTCTTCCTTAGGTAATACAAATAATGGATGATTGCTAATTACGCCTCCATCCACTAAATAGTGTCCTGATTGAGGGCAGATGAAGGGTTGATAGTAATAAGGAACAGTCATGGAAGCACGTACCGCATCAGCTATACAATAATTAGGAGTCCTACTCGGATTAAAGGTAACAGGACATGCCTCATTCAAATCTGTTGCAACAACACATAAGGATACTCCAAATGTAGTAAGACATTCTTGAAAGGTAAATTCAGATGATAACCCTTTTACATGTAAACAAGCTTGTATCAAACGATGAAGACGATCGCCAGTATCCATTCCAAAATGCAACACCCATCCCGGAACAGAATCCATTTCTTTAATTTGGGTAAAGTCAAAGCGAACACAAAAATCAAGCAATTCATCCAATGTAAATCCAATAGATACGCACATAGCAATTAATGAACCAGCGGAGACGCCCATCCATTCTTTAATAGCAGGAATAGAGATATGATTTGATAATTCTATTAATGCTCCTACATGTGCCATTGCACAAATACCGCCTCCTGAAAAATAAATGCGAGAGGGTATCATTCCTCTTTTTATCATAGATGCTTCCATTTTCTTTTAAACGCGTTGTAGTATGCGCGTCATTTGCTTTCCATGATCAGTGATGACGGATCCTACTCCTCAATTAGATCCTTCCGAATTATATGATAAACGCAGATCAAAAGATGCTGCCAGACTCCGTGCTTATAATAAAATATTAGAACAAATCTATATTCGCATTCGTTCGCTCTCCAAACTTCCTAATTCACAATGTAATCTATTATATACCGTTCCTCCATTTATTTTAGGTTTACCCAAGATCGATTTAGAAGATTGCGTTGTCTATTTAATCTATCAATTACGACATGCTGGTTATGAAGTTCGCTATACCCCTCCCAATATGATTTATATTTCATGGTTACATCATGAAAAATCATATTTAGTGGATCAATCGCCTATTATGCAAGCCATGCTTGTTTCTGCAGAGAAAACCCAATCCGAAATTGATAGAAAAGAAAAGGAAGCATCACGCCTTATTTCTGGACGTAAATCTGGTAAAAAAGTACGTATTCAGACACCAGGACAAATGCAAGGACAAATGCAACAACAGAGGGCAACTGGACCATATAATATGAATATCCATACACCCTCAAGAAGCGCCATTAATACAGTATTACAGTACCCCTCAAATCCAACGGCTGGTCCGCCACCTCCTTCTGCCGCCGAATATGTTCCTCCTCCCATTTTTCTTCAACAACTAACAAATCCACAAAATACAATTGTTCAACCCAAATCTGTTCCTGACTATTTTAAGAGATGAACATAGATTAGAACATATGTTAAATATTAACCCTATTAAAATACGGTGGGCTCTCTATCTTTTTCTATGTATTGGTCCTCGTATTCTAGCAACCATATTCAGCTATTTTGCCTACGGCTGGGTTCTTAGGGTAATCGGTGTTCTTGCTATGATTCCTGTTATCAAATGGATTCACATTCTATTAATTGAAAAGAGAGATACGGGTATAGAAGTATTAGGTGGCGACATTTGGTGGAAGAATTTACGTATCCTTCACATGTTTCTATGGGGTTTCTTTGGCTATTTAGCGATTTCTGGAAATCATAAAGCATGGATCGTATTAGCACTCGACACGGGTCTTGGGCTACTCTCTTTTTTAATACACCATTGGTCAGAAGGAAATATGCCTAAACTAATAGAGTAATATAATGAACCATATTGTTTTGCTAATTGCATGTATATGTTCTGGAATTATAACAAGCACTAATCTCTATGCGGAGAAATGGGATGATGTCCGGTTTAGTCTTAATGATTTGTATCGAACAGGGTTGTTAATCGGTTCTATGTTTTTCTTTGTAGGTGTCTTTACCTTTCATATCCCTTGTATATTAATGGGTCTATTTATGGCAATCTTCAGTATTGCATTGATTCGTAGTCAGGTGCTTGTTAATGAAATTCAATACCTTCGAAGCATTATTCCTCAATTATCTGCTACTACCATGATGAGCAAATACATCGAAGAAAAACCAAATTCAATTTCCCATTTGGCGGATCAAATCATACAATCTCGCCAGAAAGAAATCATTTTATTGAAAGGCTATTTACAGGATAATTAATATTTTTATACATAAAGAAACAACTCATATCTATCATAGAAATGAGTGGTTCTTATATTTTATATCATAATCATGTTCGCACCTCCATCCCTTATACGTCCCTTCCCGAAGAGGATCATGATATTCTACGCCTCTTTTATCGTATTGTAAAAGAATATCTAAATAAAGAATGGAAAAATGACGAAAAATACGTTCTCATGAATGCGAATGGCGATTCTCTTGTATATGATAAAGGAACAATTTATCGTAATTCTGATCATTATGCATGAAGTAAATCATATAGACGCGTAGATACCACTGGCCCTATTTTTCGCGCCCCCACCTTTTCTTCTGCGATATCATGTGCATTCAGCGCAATTACTCCTTGCAACGATCCATGTTTAGCTATTAAATGTTCGGCGACTTTCACCGAAATACCAGGGCATTGTGCCAAACAACAAATTGCAAATTGTCTTGGATCTGCAGCATTTGCTTTCTTTTGTACATGAATTCCATCCGTCACTTTTACCAGCTCAGTTGTTCTTTGTAGTGAACTGGGATTCTCCTTCCATTGTTCCACAAGAGTTTCTACAAGTTCCGCTGTTTCTTGGATAGACATAGTTTGCATGACTGCGATATTATAATGAAAAATGATACGATTAATACATTTCATTAGTGATTTTTTAGATACACGGTCTGTTCCAGATGATAATTGGCCCTCAATAATATACATGGGCTGTGCTTTCTTCTCTTGACACAAGGCGAGTAATCGCCCTCGTTGTTCTCTGTAGCGACCATCCAACAGGGACGCTTCCAAATCACGAACCGATTTTCGCTCAATGAGAAGGCCACCCTCCGATATTGTTTCTGTTTCTGATATACCAATCCAAATATCAGCAACAGGAAGCTGTTTTACAATGGTTTCTTCACCAAGTATACGAATTAATTCTGATTCTCTTGTATCTACCCAAAACATCTATTACATCTTGCCTACAATTGTTTATATTCTATATAAAATATAAATGTTCTACATCATATAAAATAAACTGTCCTAGAATAAATAGATGACTGATTATAAAATTACAGCCGATGAATTGGCTACTATTCTGAAAAAACATCCTGGTAAGGTTCCTCTTTATATTACCAAAGCCACTAATTCGACATTACCTGTCCCCGATATCAAAAAACATAAGTTTTTAGTACCCGAGGAATTTACAATAGCAAATATTCAACATACCATACGTTTATGGTTAAAATTAAAACCAGAAGAGGCTATTTTTCTGTTTATTAATAATTCTATTCCGCCACATGGTGTAAGTATGATAGAATTGTATCATAAATATATGAGTCGCGATGGATTATTACGTATTACTTACACATCTGAAAATACTTTTGGTTAATTATTTTTTGTATTTGTTTTTGTTTTTGTATTTGTTTTTGTGTATTTATATATAGTATTGTTAATCATAATACTATCGTACATAACTGTTCCATATTCTACTAGATAGGGATGCATTGATTTCTCATTTGTTTCTTCAACTATTGTTTCCTTAGTTGTTTCCTTAGTTGCTTCCACAGTTGCTTCGACAGTTGCTTCGACTACTTCAGTTTTAATATCTTCAATAGATTCATTACTCTTACCCAATGGCGTAATATAACCATATATATAATTTCCCATCTCTATTGGGAAGTTATATATTTTAATACGTATATTAAAACCATGATTTTAATGGATAGGTCGGTGCAAACATACGCTCTAGTCCTGGTGTCCACTGGGTATAATCATATTTTCCATCACGGACAGAGTTTCTCTTTTGAAAAAAGGGGTCTAATCCAGCACTCACATCAGACGCAGTATAGGGGACTTCAATTACCTCTTCTCCGCGCTGTTCCATAATCTCGCGTTCTGCATTCTGTGCAACTTCATCTTCCCATACGATCTTTGGATTCTTTTCTTTGACTTCCACAATTTCCCATATGTTTTCACCCTGTTTTGATTTTTTAACTACAGGGATAAGACCTTTCTTATCATACAATTTGTGAAGAAGTCCCTTCACATCATCCACGGAATATTGAAGAAGTCCCTTACTTGATTCTGGTTGATAGGTTTGTAGAATCTTTCGCTCCTCATCATCAATTTCATAGGTATCAGGTAAGTTTATGTCCGAACCATCCACCTCCCGATAGAAATTAGTAGCAGGAGCAGGAGCATTTTTTATTTGATCTTTAAATTGAGCTTGTTTCTCTTGAAAGGTCTGCGAATCAGGTCCTCTCGAGGGCCAATCCATCGGATACCGGGTCATCGCGTCGCTGATTTGTTTTTTAGAAGCCACTTTTGAGCCTCGATTATTATAAACATCTGATATCTCATATTCATCCAATTTATCAATGGCTTTCATGGTATAGGGTATTTCCGGTAATGACATAGCCTTTGTATTTGGTGTTCCATCTCCAAGAAATCGTTTATCTTTTGATTCAAATGCTTCTAAGTATTTACGACCTCCTACATATAATACAATGTATCCTAATATAAATAGTACACCAATAAGCATCACATTTGAAGTGGCCATCGGAGCTTCTATCTCTTCTATATATTAATAAATCCTACCAAAGTAGAATGGCATCACGCAAAGTTTCAAAACGAGGAAAGTATTCTCGTGGAAAAAAATACCATCGTTCTCGCAAAACAGTTCGGGGACATCAACGTTCTACCTCGGGAATGATATATCCACCTCTTGATATACGTTCACCTAACGATCTTGGTGGTATTTTAAAACGTATTACAAAAGGCCCTATCACTGTAGTACTTATTTATGCGGATTGGTGCGGCCATTGCCATACCCTCAAGCCCCATTTTGAAAAAGCATCTAATTCGCCAGA